TTAAGAAAGCAGAAACTGATGTAAAGAAATTTGGTGACACAGGTTCAAAAAGTGTAGGCAAACTTGATGGCGCATTCAAAGCATTAGGTGCCGCAATTGCAGTTGCCGGTATTGTAGATTTTGCTAACCAAGCAGTTAACTTACAAAACAGATTGCGTGGTGTTGTTGGCACTCAAGAAGAAGCAGCAGCCGCCTTTAAATTAGTTCAAGATGTAGCCAGAGATACAAGATCAGGTTTAGGTGATGTTGCAGATCTATTTGCTAACTTAACAGTTGCCACAGCAGATATGGGCAAATCACAAAAAGAAGTTGCTGCAATATCAAGCACATTCTCTAAAACATTAAAGATATCAGGTGCTGATGCTAACGCAACATCAGGTGCTATTAGACAGTTTGGTCAAGCACTTGCAAGTGGTGTGTTAAGAGGTGATGAATTCAACAGCATCATGGAAGCCAACCCGGTGTTTATGCGTAAGGTTGCTGATGAGCTAGGTGTTACAATTGGTGAGATGAGAGCACTAGCATTTGAAGGTGCACTCACAGCAGATGTTATCACACTTGCCACAGAAGATATGGCAAACGCAGTAGATGAGCAATTTGGAAACACTGTTCCAACTATCAGTGAAGCATTTACACAATTACAAAATGAATTAGTTGGTATTTTTGCATCATTACAAGAAGATACACAGGTATTTTCTAAAATATCAGGTATTATATTATTACTTGCAGAGAATGTAGAGTTCTTAGCAAAAATGTTTGCAGTAGCCTTTGCAGTAGCAGTAAGTCAAAGGATAGTAGCAACAGCAATGGCAGTTGTACAGTTAGCAACAGCATTTAGAAGTGCCGCAGTAGCAGGAACACTGTTACAGGGTGTTACTGGTGTTGGTTTAATTAAAGTAGGTGCAGGTATTGCCGCAGCAAGTGCCGCCATTGTGGGCATGAATGCATTGTTTGATGATACCATAGATGGTGTAGAAGAATTAGGAGACGCAGGCAAAGACATAGACTTGAATCTTCCAGACAAACCAGATCAAACACCAGGTACACCAGGTAGCACAGAAGATGATGGTGATGGTGGTCAGAGTAGAGCCGCTAAAGCACTAGAGTTGGCTAGACAAAAAACTGCAGCAGAGAAAGCCACTAAAAAAGAAAAAACAGCACAAGAGGCCGCAGAGAAAAGACTGTTAACACAAATTACAACAAACTTAGCAAAAAGCAAAGAAGTATTAGAAACAAACAAAGCAGACTTAGAAAACAAATTAGCAGAACTTGAACTTGAAAATGAATTGTTTGGGCTAGGTGAAAGAGAGAAAGAACAACGCAGAGACATTGCTGATTTAGAAAGTGATAGAAGAGATGCAATTGCTGACATCACAGCATTGCAATTAGCAGTAGATCCTGTAGAGAATGCCCGTTTACAAGCAGAACAAATTGCAATAATAAATGCATTGTACAATGAACAAATAGAATTAATTAAAAAAGCACAGGATGCTAACCATACTGCAGCCACAAGTTTTGGCACAGGATTTAGTGAAGCATTTGCTAACTTCAAAGATGAAGTGCTAGACACAGCGGCATATGGTGCAAAAATATTTGACACAATGGCAAGTGGATTCACAGATGCAATAATGGGTTTTGTGGAAACAGGTAAATTAAGTTTCAAAGACTTATTCAAGAGTTTAATGACAGAAATAATTAAAATGCAAGCCAACAAATTATTCCTTGCACTGTTTAGTGGTGCACAGAGTTTCTTTGCAGGCTTATTTGACAAAGGTGGATACATACCTGCAGGACAATTTGGTATAGCAGGAGAAAGAGGTCCTGAGATCATAAATGGACCAGCAAGAATAACCAGCACAGATGCTACTGCTAGAATAATGGGGCAAGGTGGTAGTGGTGCTACAAATATTACTTACAATATATCAGCAGTAGATGTCCAAAGCTTCAGGACTGCACTTGCCAGAGATCCTGAGTTTGTGTATAATGTTACACAGGCAGGACAAAGGAGGTTACCTAGATAATGAGTTTACAAACAATTATAGATAATGCACAATTTATAACTATAGATTCACGCAAAGTTATAGGACAAACTATTTCACGCTCAGGAAGAATAAAGAGTGCTGAAGTTATTAGTGGTGTACCTTATAGGTTAACAGTTGGTATGCATTCAGGTTTAAAATATTCAGAGAATAGAGCATTGCTACAAGATTTAGCAACTGCGGACAGAAATGTTGAATCCACAATTGATATAGGTAGCACAAACACAGGACTTAGTTATGTAACAGCATACCAAGGTGATAGCACAGGCATAGCAGGCGTTACATGCGTTAGTGCAAGTGGTAATACACTAACTGTGAATGCTAGTAGTGCAGGCACAGGCACATTCTTGTTTAAGAAAGGTGACTTTATACAACCAGGTAGTAGTTATAGATATCCATATCAAGTAACAGCGGATGTAGCACACACTACTTCAAGCAGTGTAGCAGTACCAATTCACAGACCATTCCTAGAGCAAACAGGTTATACACTAAGTGGTAAAAGCCTACTCAGTGGCACAAATGTAACATTCAGAGTTATAATGTTAAAGAAACCTAGTTTTTCAGTGGTGCCACATGATAGAATAGAGTTTGACACAGACTTTGATTTATTAGAGGTTATTGAATAATGGCAAGATCTATACCACCAGTAGAAGATACTAATGCAATCAAACATTGTATACTAATTGATTTAAATTTAGATGGTACACAATATTACATCAGTAGTTCTTATAATGAATTAGTGTATGATTCAAACACATACACTCAACTAGGTGCTTTTTTAAGTTTAAGTGAAATAGCAGAAGATGTAAAAACAACCAACGGTGACATACAAATAGGACTAAGTGGTGTTCCAGAAGATTATGTTGATGCAGTGTTAGAAAATCCTGTTAAAGGTGGTGAAGTAGTTGTGTACAGAGCATTCTTCAATGATGATTACACAGTAGATTCAGCAAATGTGTTTCAAAGATTCAAAGGCATCATTACTAATTTTACAATAGAAGAAAATGTAGACATATTAGAAGGTGAAACCACGCACACTGTGGGTGTTAGTTGTGCAAGTATAAACACTATATTAGAAAACAAAGTGGCAGGACAAAGAACAGCACCAAATGACAGAGAAAAGTTCTTTACAGGTGACTTAACATTCAACAGAGTACCTGACTTAATGGGTGTACAGTTTGACTTTGGTAGAGAATATAGTGGCAATGGTGGAGGCTACGGCGGAGGTGGCGGAGGCCGCGGCGGTGGTGGCTTTAATCCATTCCCAGGTAGTATGTTTTAAGATAAAGATAACAGAGATAAAGATATGATTAGGCGTGCAGGTATAGAAGATTTTGATAGAATAATGGAGATGATGATCAATTTTGCAAATGCATCACCTTTTGGTGCACATCATGCTCCACAATACAATGAAAAGTATGTAAAAAATTTATTGGTGCACATCATAAAAAATGGTGTGATCATTGTAGGTGAAACCAAAGGTAAAGTGCAAGGTATGTTGATAGGTGTTATCAATGAAGATCCTTGGTTACCACATGTTAAGTATATGAAAGAAATAGCATGGTGGGTAGAAGAAGAACACAGATTAAGCAGTTTAGGTTATAAACTGTTAAAGAAATACATAGAGTATGGTGAAAAAATGAAAGATGCTGATATAATACAAGGATTTACATTGACCAATATGGAGATATCACCAGACTTTGATTTAGAAAAACGCGGGTGGAAACCAATGGAACGCAATTACTTGTATGAGGGAGTAGGTTAATGGCAATATTTACAGCAATAGCAAGTGCTATTGTAACAGCATTAGGTTTTGGTGCAGGTTTTGCAACTACATTTGCAGCCGCAATGAGTTTCACAGGTGCTATTGGTATAGGTACCAGTTTGTTAGCAGGTGGACTTGCAATTGCAACAGCAAAAGCATCAGGTATATTCAAACCACCCAGTGGACAAGCAGCCAAAGACCCTGGCGTTAAAGTACAGTTAGCACCAAGCACAGACAACAGAATACCAGTGTTTTATGGTAGAAATGTCACAGGTGCAATTGCAGTAGATGCAGAAATCAAAAACCGTAATAACACCATGGTGTACTGTATGGTAATAGGTGAGAAAACAGACACTGGGTCATACACTGTAAATGAGATATACAGAGGTGATGCATCACTAAACTTTAGTGGTGGCTATGGTAGTACAACATCATCTTCAGTGATCAGTATCACAGACCCTAACGCAACATCAAGCACAAAAGTAAATGGCAAGATGCGTTGTAGAGTGTATGCAGGTAACGCACAAAGCAGTGTAAACCAAATATTTCCTCCAGCAGGAGTAAAGGTAGCTGCATCAAGTTTAATGACCACAATAAATGCCAGCACAAACTATGAAGATCTTGTGTATGCAATATTTGAAGTAGACTATGATCCAGAGAATGGTCTCACAGGATTAGGCACACTCACATTTGACATAACTAACAGTTTACATGAACCAGCCAATGTTATGCAAGATTATTTGTTAAACAACAGGTATGGTGCAGGACTGAGTAGCAGTGACATAGACAGTGCAAGTTTTACTGACTTAGATGATTATTCAAGTACGCAAGTAGATTACATATCAACAGCCAATGTAACACTACAACATGATAGATGGCGTATAGATGGTATGTTAAGCACATATCAACCAGTCAAAGACAACATTGATCAATTGTGTCAAAGTTGTGCAACATTCTTTACATATGATCCTAAAGGCGGCACATTTAAAGTTGTGCCTAACAGGGCAGCCACCACAGCAGAGAAAGCAAATGCGTTTGTGTTTAATGATGATAATGTTATAACCAGTATAAGCATAGGTGGCACAGAATTATATTCACTGTACAACAGCATTGAAGCAGAATATCCAGAAGTAAACAAAAAAGACCAAACAAGTTCTGTGCGTGTAATTACACCTACAGGTGATAGAAACAACAATGAACCAGACAACCCACTAAACACTAGATATGATTTAGTTAATGATGCACCTAGAGTACACAATTTAGCAAACATTGATTTGCGTCAAAGCAGGATTAGCACAGTAGTAGAATTTGATGCAGATTACAGTGCTATACAAGTAGATGTAGGTGATATTGTAAAATTAACCAATGCCAAATATAGTTACACAAACAAACTGTTTAGAGTTATGCGTGTTACTGAAAAAGAAAATAATGAAGGCACACTGTCAGTTGGTGTTGTGCTGTTAGAATACAATGACTCAGTGTATGAACACAATACAGTACAATCAGATGGTGCAATAAATTTATCAGGTATACCAGGATGGTGGACAGGCATATGGGGTAATGTAGATTATTCAAACATAGCAAACATTGTAGGAAATGTTACTATTGTGGATGATCCAACAGGTGGTAATGCAAACATCATTGATCCTCCAACAGGTAATGTTGTGGGTAATGTAGGATTAGGTAACACAAACATTGTGTATCCTCCTTACACACCTCCAGGAATGCCTGTGATTAATGTACCAATCACAATACCAGATATACCAGATGTAAAAGCAATATGTATGAACTTGGCTAACATGAATGTTGCAGGAATTAGTTTACCAGGACATTTCTGTCATGATCATTTACCAGCAAACAATGAACAGTCATTTACACCAGGTGAAACAGTCACAGTGCCAATAACACTACCACCTCCCCCAGTTGTAGACCCAACTATACCAACACTGCCTATTGAGGATGTGTATGAGTTTGATATGGGTATACATTTTAATGGTCCTAATGGTGTACAAACAACACCAATGACAATACCATCAATACCAATAAACTATAGAGGTGGTTCTACTAGAAACATGACTGGTCCAGTACAGGCAGGATTGCAGGAAGAGCAAACACAATCAAATACAAATGTAGCAAACGCAGCCGCAGTAAGTGCAGATGTGTTCTCATACTCACCAAATGCACTGGTTGCAGCAAATGTTATTGTAGAACTAGGTGGTATTGATGAAGGTGAATTTAGTAGTGTAAACTCTTTATTACCAGGTGGTACTTTCTTTGTTGATGAGATATACACTCAAGCATACAGGTCTAGAAGAGACATTGCATACAAAGAGATTGACATTGATCCTGTCACAGGTAAACACACCGCAAACGCAAACGCAGATGTTATAGAAACTGTGACATCAGGTGGACAACAAATTGGTTCTATAGGTTCAGTGCCTCCTGCACTTGTAGAGAATTTTGAATACAGTGTTGACAGAGCCAGAGGTAGTGCTCTTGCTGTGATTGACGGTAGACCAGCAGCAAGTAGCACAAAAGTATATCTAGCAAACACAATGACAATCAGTCATTATGCAAACAGTGACTTGATAAATGACCCTGGCAATGGAGCAGGTAGAACAATGAGGGTCACAAATGCAGATAAGCGTATTGGTAAAGGTGATGATTACTTGCCTATTATACCAATTGGAAGTATAGGATTATAGATATGAGTAGATATGTATTTTATGATAACACAACAGGTGAAATAAAGTTTGTTAAAAAGTTCAATGAGCGTCAAGCAATGATGAATTGTTCTGCAAACCTAGGTGTAAGTTGTATAGCAGAAAGTGAAATAGGCGTTGTGCTTGATCCTCTCACCGTTAAAATTAACTTAGACACTATGACATTAGAAGACATACCAGTTGTAACACCTGATCCAATGATAGAAGTAAAAAGATACAGAAGCATGAAATTGACTTCTTGTGATTGGACAGTGGGTGCTGATTCACCTCTCAGTGATAGCAAGAAAGCAGAATGGCAAACATATAGACAAGCACTCAGAGATTTGCCAGCAAATCAACCTAATGT